CAAGTGGTTCAACTACTAAAAGGCCAAGTTAAGTTAAATGAAGCAGGCGCCGTAGATGTTGTTGATGCAAACGGACAAGTAAGATATGATGACAAGGGTGAACCTATCAAAGTATCAAGTTTGGTAAATGAATTCCTTACAGCGAATCCACACTTTGTAAGTGCAGGACCAAGTGGTTCAGGCACAGGACAAGGAGTAGGTAAGCAAACACCTGTGGTAGAAAATGATGTGACTAAATTGGATATGAACAACCCCACACATCGCGAACAGTATCGTAAGATAATGAACGAAAGAGGTGTTCGTATATAACTTGCTATCATAAGGAGATATAATTATGGCAATTTCAACAACAACTACGCTTAATGATCTATATGCAAATATCGTTCAAGCGGCGGCATTCACTTTAAGTGAAAGAACGGTTATCCGTCCATTAGTAAGAAATTACAACATGGTAGGAACACCAGGCCTAGTAGCACAGATTCCAAAGTATGGAACTATTGCGGCGGCCGCAGTAGCTGAGGGCACAGACCTTAGCACACCAACAACTTTTTCAACTGACGTTACAACTGTAACAGCAAGTGAAATTGGTGTTAATGTATCACTAACTGACATCGCACGTGAAGGTGCCGCAGAAGACGTAGCGGCGGCGATTGGTCGTCAGATTGGTGACGGAATGGCAAACAAAGTGGACCAGTCACTTGCGGCATTATTTGAAGGATTTTCAAATACTGTTGGATCAGGTGCGGCAGAGATTACAGTGGACGATATTTTCAAAGCGGCCGCTACTCTAAGAGCTAACAATGCTCCTGGACCATATGTGTGTATTTTACACCCATACCAAGCATTCCAACTTAAGAAGACACTTGCAGGTAACGGCAACACTCCAATGAACAACCACGATTTAGCTAACGAAGCTCTAAGATCAGGTTATGTTGGTCAGGTTGCAGGTATGCAAATCTTTGAAACTAACAATGTAACTGGCCCAAGTGCTGGTGGATTTGTTGGTGCGGCAATGAGTGCAGATGCTATCGCTTACATGGTTAAGCGTGACATGAGAATTGAAGAGCAAAGAGACGCAAGTCTAAGAGCAACAGAATTTGTTGGTTCTATGGCATATGGCGCTTCTGAGTTATTTGACGCTTATGGTGTTGGTATCATCGCAGACGCTCAACTGTAATAGTTGAATAGACTTTACTAACATAAAAGGGCGGTGGCAACATCGCCCTTTTTTCTTCGTTATCCACCATATATTTTCACATTCTGATAAATACTTGTGGATAGAGAAGGACTCTACTCACTAGAAAGGGAAGTACCCATATGGCAACATTAGCAACTATAACAGATATAGAACAATACGAACCTGATATCACTGATTTTGGTATCCCAGATTTTGACGCAGAAATTACAAAAGCTCAAAACGACGTATTCAGAGATTTACGAATTAAATATTGGCCAACTGTAACACACGGACAGTATGACGTAAAATATTTGGTTGGCGCAGAGTCAGAACCAGATGAAGATCTATATACAGCGAGTCAACTTACTCGCGCCTGCTGTTACCAAGCACTTGGTTATCATATCTATCCAAAATTATCAAAATTTGAAGCAGAACAAGATCTATTTGAAAGAAAAATGGAATTCTATCGTAAAGAGTATGATAGAGAAATGGAACTTGTTTTAAGAGATGGTGTAGAATATGATAGAGACAGTTCAGGAACAATTGAAGATACTGAAAGAGAACCTACATATTACCTACGCCTTAAGAGGTAGGTAAATGAGCAATCGCGAAAGTATAGCACAAAATATTATTGAAGTTTTAGGCGATATGTCACCGCCTCGTCCTGCTTTTATCAGCAGAGAACCTTTTGACGTAGACAAATTAGCACTTACACAATTTCCAGCAATACTTGTAACCACAGGCAATGAAGACCGTGAGGACCTAGCAATGGGTGGCGCACGTCGTGGTGTATTACAAGTCATCATAAGAGGGGTTGTGCGTAGTGATGGTAGAAAAGGTTTCGTTCAGTCAGTTGATGAAAAACGCAACGAAATGATTGAACGCATTGAAGAAGCATTGAACACAAATAGGAATAGAGACTTGAATGCAGTTCGCGCCGCAACCACTCATGTAACAAACATTGAGATTGTAGACAGAACTCCGCCACTAGGCGAATTTGCCTTAACAGCAGAAGTCCACTATTCATTTACACAAGGAGCGACATAATATGCCAGTAAAATATATTAAACTAATCAATCCAGACGGTATCAAAGAAGCAATTCAAGAGGACCGTGTGCAAAGATTTCTAGACCAGGGTTATAAATTAGCAGACTCTGGTAAAGAAAAAAAGTCACAAAAAAGTAGTAGCAAGAATAAAATCTCAGCTACCGCCCAAATTGTGACTTCACCCAAAGAAGACGATTCAGAAAGTTATGCTTGGCATGACGATGAGGAACTAAAAGACCTTGCGCCAGAACAAGTAGAAGTTGAAGATGAAGATTCTAAAGAAACTGCTAAAAAGGAGAAATAAACTATGGCAACATACACAGGTGAAAACGGTCAAGTATCTATCGGAGCAGATAGTGCAGGCCAAACTACTATTGCTGAAGTTCGTTCCTGGACAGTTGAACACACTAAAGATGTGGTTGAAGACACAGTCATGGGCGATGCGGCAAGAACTTACAAAGCTGGTTTACATCAGTTTACAGGATCAATGGAGATCTTGTATGATGATACAGCGGCACAATTAGCATTAGGACATAACAATCCAGATGCTGATACAACTCTAAGAGCTGAGTTCTATCCAAGCAACGCGGCAGGTAAAAAACTTGCAGGCAATGTGTTGGTAACAAGCATTTCAAGAACATCAAGTTTTGATGACCTTGTAACTGCAACAGTCAACTTCCAGGGATCTGGAGCACTAGAAATCGTAGACTATACTTCATAGATTATGATTGAGGTTAGGATTCAGGGCACTAAAAAAGCTATGAGCGGACTTGAACGAGAAAAAGACCGTATTATAGATAGGATGGCGCAAGATACTTTGGATGTAGCTCGCAAGAATACACCAATTGACACGGGATTAGCAAGACGCGGTTGGCGCCTTGAAAATACGTTTGAAAATAAACGTATTGTCAACCGTTCCCGTCATATAAATTACCTAGAGCAAGGCCGTTCTAAACAAGCACCTAATGGTATTCTAGGACCTACCGTTAGGGAGATATCACAAAGGAGATATAAATGAGCGTAATGAATAACATTGCATCCCACTACAAAAGCAAGCTCAGTGGTGGATTACAAAAAATGACAGTAGAAGAATGGAAAATTGATATCTACTACAAAGGCACATATCCATTTGCCGTTGAAGCTAAAATTATTGAACTTCAACAATCAGGTAAAATGGTTGACGCATTGGTTGAAAGTCTAATTCAAAAAGCATTGGGACCAGAAGGTGATCCATTGTTTACAAAGTTTGACAGAACAAAACTTATGAATGAAGCAGACCCTGCCGTATTGCTAAAAGTATGTGCTGAATTAAATTCAGCTACGACTGATTATCAGGACGTAGGAAAAAACTAAAGGAGGACGGAGAACTTCAACTTGTAATGAGGATCGCAACTGAGATCCATAAAAGCATAGAAGAAGTTATGAACCTATCCGTCCTAGAAATACAACTTTGGTATGAATGGTTCAAGTTACAGAGGGAGGCCGTAAAAAATGGCAACACAACAGATAGAAGTAAAAGTCGTAGATAAAACCAAAGGTGCGTTACGTGGTATTGACAATCGCATCAAAAAGGTTGAAGGCAGTCTTCTTAGTGTTAACAAAGTCGCGGGCCTCGCTGTGGCGGCACTTGGTGGTATAGGTGCGGCAAATTTAGCAAGAGGTATAATTGCCACAACTGCTAGATTTGAAGATCTAAGAACTACACTATCAAGTGTAACAGGCAGTCTAAATGAAGGCACAAAAGCATTCAAGTTCGTAAGTGAATTTGCAACACAAACACAGTTTGGCGTTGAAGAACTTAGTGTTGCCTTTACTAAACTAAAATCAAACGGAATAGATCCAACCAAAGAGCTTCTTACAACATTTACAGATGCCGCGGCGGTTACAACGGACCAACTAGGTTCGTTGACTGCTATCACTGACTTCTATACAAGATCACTTCAATCACAAACTGTTGAACTTATGGACTTGGATAGACTTGCTGATAGAGGTTTGCCTGTTTATGATATCCTAAAAGAAAAACTAGGTGTATCAAGAAGTGAACTAGGTAAGTTTTCAAAAGAAGCAGGCAACACAACTAAAATTATTGAGGCACTAGGTAATGGTATCAAAGAAAGATTTGGTGGTGCCACAGAAGCAAGATTAAACAACTTATCAACAGCATTGTCAAACATGCAGATTGGATTCAAAAACGTTCAAGATGCAATAGGACAAGGTGGAGTTGGTCCTGCTATGACAGAGCTTGTAAATGTGTTCAACAAGATGTTAGAAAGAGCACTACCACTTGCAACTATCATAGGTGACAAGTTAGGTTTTGCAATTTTCAAATTTACAAAGTTTCTTAGAGAATCAAACTTTGATATGGGTATGTTTATCAAAGGTGCCAAGATAGCGGCGGCGGCACTAGGTGGCGCAGGATTGATTGCAGTTCTAAAAGGTGTTACAAATGGCGTCAAAGCATTAACACTCGCAATGGCAAGAAATCCTATTGGACTGTTGGCAGTAGCGGCCGCAAGTGTTATCACATTCCTAAGTATGGAGAATGGACTAGGTAAGACACTATCACAGATATTTGCTGTAATGAACAAAGTAGGAGAAGTATTCTCCGCAGTAGGAACTTTCTTAAAAGACGTCTTTGCAAAAGTTATTGAAAAACTAACAGGTGTATTTGACAGTTTTGTAAATGGTGTTATTAGAGGCATTAACTCAGTTAGTGAATTTGTAGGCCTTGGTAAAATTATTGAAAGCACAAGTGAAGACATAAGGGTATCAGTAGGCAATACTGCCGTTGAAGCATTCAACGCCGTGTCAGGTGCAATTACAGAAACAATAGACTCAGGTCTGGAATATGTAAACAGTCTAGATGTTATAAAAAGAGCACAGGCAGAAGGTGCTGATGTTTTAGAAATGTTGACACAGGCGTATGTTGACGCAGGTGTTAGTTATGATAAAGCAGAACAGGCCGCAAGAGATGAATACAACACAAGAATAAAAGGTATACCTGCTTACAAAGATCAAATCCTTAGACTTGCAGAAATTACAGGTGGCAACAAAGACGTAGCAAGTTCTTTTGACAAGGCGGCAGGTGCAACAAAAGAATTCAAAACAAAATTACAGAACCTAATAAAAAGTTATGATGAATATAGATTTACAACTGTAGAAATATTCAAAAAACAACAACAAGACAACTTCAAAATATTCAGCGAAGCTCTAGAAAACGAATTGCTTACTCAACAAGAGTTTGATGCATTAAAACTTGCTTCTAACAAAAAATTAAATGAACTGATACAAGAACAAAACGACGCGACAACTGCCAAATTTGAAGAAAACATGTTGAAGCAGATCAATGCAACATTGAATGCCAATGATGCAATCTTAAGTGCGGATCAGAAAAACTTCTTACAGAAAAAAGGTGCTGAAGAACGTCAACAAAAAATAACT